TCCATAGCTTCTGACATATTTTTTCTTTTTATCTCCTAATTGCTCCCAGAACACGTCAAGCGGATTCGTGGGTTTATCTTCTTCCCCCATTGTTTCCCCCAATGTAAAATTAAGTCAACTATTTTTTCTTGAAAATATCTGCGCCCTTGAGGCCGTATATACTAGCTACGACTCCAACAAAAAGAGTCTGGTACCAAAAAGGCAAATTATTAAACTGCTCAAAGAACATGTGCAATTTATCTTGTATGTTTGGATCATCACTAAACACACTCCATATTAAAAGAATTACGGGCGCGCTTACGAGAATAAGAACAAATTCGTCCTTCCATCCTTTGTCATTTGATTGTCTTACAACTTGTTGATATTCAACTTCACCATTAGCCATTTTTTGTGCATGCAACATTGCAGCATCTGACTCAAGCATTTTGCGCTGCTGCCTGTTTTTCATTATGTGTGTGCCAGCGCCTATTGCTAGTTTGACTACGTCGAATATCATATAAATAACACCACTAGTATAAATACATTAAAAGCAATTTGTGCATACCATTTATAACCAGCTAACCTGATTTGTCTTGCAACACTTTCAATGATGTTTCTGGACATTAGCCTACGATGATAGCTACAACAATTACAACTATAATTGCTGCACCAATTAGTTTTGTTTTCACAGACATGTCATTCCACTTGTCTACGATTTTTTCTCTGAGTTCTTCGATCATTTGATCCTCCTCTTTTTATTTTTGCGAGCTTCAGAAAGAGCAATTGCAATAGCTTGTTTTCTATTTTTTACTTTTTTCTTTGACTTACCGCTTTTGAGTTTACCCATTTTAAACTCATGCATTACTTTTTCAATCTTTTTTTCTTTTTTATTTTTTGACATTAAAAATAGCCAGTAAAGCCATTAAGTCCCATTGCTTGATTTTGTTGTACTATATCTGGATCTAATTGTGGTTGGTTCAATGCATTCATTCTTGAAGTATGTAATGCAATATTTTCTTTCATTTGATCACTATCTATATCTGTTGTAAAAAGTGCACTGCCAGGAAGCTGGTTTTGGGCATAAGCATTAGCAGCAATAGCTGAATCAAGATTATCTACTATTCCGTTTCCATCAAGATCCTGTGTATTTGCAAGTCCCATTTGTTCTGCAGCACTACCTTTTCCTAATGTTACTTCACCTGAACTCATAAAACCAGGAGTCCCTGGTCCAACTAAACCCATAAGTTCAGATTGATATTGTGGAGCAAGTGCAATTGGTCCTCCACCAAAAGGATCATTTGGGTCACCACCATATCTATCACTAAATTGCCATGTGGCAGGTTGATCTGGTCTTTGCATAGGTGTCATTTGTTCTATAGGGCTTTTTACTACAGGGTCTCCAAATAAAACTCTATTTAAAAATGGATCACTATACATTTCTTGGTCTTCTAAAGACAACATAGGATTAAAACCTTCTGCTCCATAAAAATCAGACATTCTATCAGTAATGTTATAATTAATAGGACTCATTGAAAATTCAGTTGGTAAATTAACCCCTGGAATTTTATTAAGTAAGCCTGTTACGAAAGCTCTACCAGGCATAAGATTACCTATACCTTTAGCCATATTACCCAGTCTTGCAAAATCTCTTTGTGCTTCAAGTCCGCCAAGGTTTTGTCTAAGAGACCCCATTATCCCCATACCTGATGTAGGATTAAGACCTAAAACTCTATTAAATTGAGAAAGTTGTTCTAATTCTTCTCTTGTTCTTACTTGTCCTGGTAGTTTACCTGCTAAAACATCTCGCATAGCACCTATGCGATTAAGCTCTGGTGCTGTTATATTACCTTGAGTATTGGTTGTAGGTAAATCAGATCGACCAATCATTGATGGGTCAAAACCCATTCTTCCTAGTGCTGTGTTTTTAAAACCTTGTCTTAATGCTCCTGAAGAAGTTTTAATATCTCCTGATGAAGATTTTACTGTTGGTCCTTTAGCTATCTCACTTTGTAACTTAGATGTACGAACACGACCATATTCATCACGAACTCTATCTTCAGCAGCTTTTATTTGGGCAGCAGCTTGATTTGCTTTATTTGAGCCTGTGTTTTTACTACCCATTAGTCTTTAAATATTTTTTTTAATTCTTCAGTAGTTAAACCACCTGAACTAAAACCTACACGACCACCTTGATTCATAGGTGATGCTAACAATCTAGTTGGATCTGTAATAGGTGTTGCTGCTGCTCCTGGTGCTGCTGCTCCTCCTGGTGTTCCACCTCTTAGTCTACTAATGGCTCTCGTCATAGGACCCATCGCTTTACTACCAATCCCTCCAAGAATTCTCGCCGCTAGACCATATTGGCCAAAACCTGGGATCATTAAATAAGGCAATGCACCAGCAGTATTAAACATATTTTCTTCTGGATTTTGTACAAAATTTGGATTGTCTATATTTCTATAGTTTGGATCTGAATATTTAGTTGGACCTAATATTGTATCACCGTAACCTTCACTCCCACCAAGTAATTCGTGAAGTGGATCACTTTCTGATGGATTAAATATCATGTTATAAAGTGTGTTAGGGTCTTTTAATTCTCCTCTTCGTTCACTATCGTCAGAAATTCTTCCAGCCGCTTTTAATGCCTCTGATTCAGCTTCGTACTTTTCTTCTGCTCTTATTTGTTTCAACCATTCGCGTTCGTCTTCTCTGTCTTCTTTTTTTTGAGCGCGCTCACGTTCTTCTTTACGCTTACTACCAAAGTAACCGCCAAAGCCTCCTCCAACAAGTCCTAATAATAATGCTAGATCTTCTGAGTTCATTAGTTACCGCTCTCTTTTATTGTTGCTTGCATATTTTTTATACCATCTTTAGCTAACGATACAGACGCTCGAAGTTTTTGATGTTTGTCGTTTTCTTCCATCTTTTCTTCTGCAAGTTCTCTGTTTTGCAACATCTTCATCTTTTCGAGGTTCAGCTTGTCTTCGCCTTCCTCTTCTTTGCGCTGTTCTTCGCGAGCTTTAATATCTAGTTCCCTGTCCTTAAGCTTTAATAGAGGATCATTTTCAATCTGATTCAGCACCTCTTTTTCAGCTTCTGCAAATTCTAACATAAATTCAGAAATTAGCACAGCTTTTCTTGCTTCTATTTTCTGTTGTTCGTTTTGCATAGTTTGTTGTATTTGTTGCATTTGTGGACTTTGTGCCATTTGTTGCATAGCTTGAGGGTCTTGTGCCATTTGTTGTTGCATCTGTTGTAATGTCATTTGTAGTTGTTTTAATTTTTGTATTTCTTCTGCAAACTCTACATCAGTTTGTTCTTGTGCCATCAACTGTATGTGCTGCATGCAATTCGTTTGTAGTGCTGCCATCGCTGGTGGGTTGTTTCTACAAATTGTAGTACCCATAAATTGTAGGTGTGCTTTCATATGTGATTGATGGTCTTGACCTGCAAACGCTTGAAACTTTTTACCACCTAACGCCATTACGTTTTCTGTTGCAGGGTCTAGTGGTTGTGGTGGCATTGGTGGTGGTAATAATGAATCAACATCTTTAACACCTAATGCGTCGTACATATGTCTGTATGCAAGATATATATTGTGCATCTTTGGATTAGACATAGCCAATTGTAATTCAGTTTGTGCAACTGTAATTCTTTGAGTCTGTGAAAATATGTTTGGATCAGCAACTGGAATAATATCTACTTTATCATCAAAGTCTGCTTGGAATATTTGTCTTTGTCCACCTACAATGTCGTATGGATAAGCAGGTGGTAAATAAGTTACAAAACATTTTGCAAGTAGCATAAATTCTTGTTTCATTGATGCGTACAATCTTTTGTGTATTGCTGACATAACCCGCGATCCGCGCTCCAATAACGCAACTGTCGTGCCAACTGCTGCACTCTGATTACCATCACCCACTTGCATGTCTGCGATGCTCGCGAATCTTTGTCCTGATTCTACAACCGTGCTTAACAATTGTAGGAGCACGGTGTTAGGACCGGTGAAAGGTAAAGGCATAAATGCATCTCTAAGATTTCCACCAGGTGCATCAACGTCACGGAACTCGCCCGGCTGCAACGGTTGAGCTTCGTCTCTGACGCGGATGCCTCGCATTTTGAATCCGGCCGGTAAGTTTGACAAGGTGCCGGCGTCTAAAAGTTGTCTTAGAGCGGCTGTGGCAGTCCGTGATAGACCGCCGATCATGTGGATTAGGCCGAACCCGTAAAATCCGAGTCCTGGTAGAAATTTAAAATGCACAAAATAATCTTTTCTGCGTTTAGCAGGATCGTTCTGTGCAAAATTACGTCTGATAGATAACACAGTGCTTGTGTCTTCTTCAATAGTTACAATGTATGGTAATTTTAAACCTGTTGGTTCTCCTGTTTGAGGATTCATATCTTCAAACCCTTCGATGTCTAGTTCACAATGACATTCTAATAGTGTGTGTACTTCATCAATATTGCTTGATGACGTTCCTTGTATGTCGTCTTTTGTTTCTCTAACTTCATCAGAAATATCAATAGAGCCTTTGCCAACTGCAACATCTCTATAAAAACCTGTTAACTGTTGTCTTCTTAATTCGTTAGAAGTCATTTTAATTGTATGAATAATTGTATCCGCATCGTCTAATGAAGTTGCTGTATAGGGCACAACTAAATCTTCTGCAGGTACAAACTTAGATACACATCTTCCAAGAGCTGCATCATAATAAATCTTTTTAAATGTAGAACCTGATAGCGGTAAGTTAAATAACATTTGATCAAACTCAGGTTCGTATTCTTTCATTTCACACATCATTTGATAGTTCATAAACTCTCGTACACGATCAGACTGTTTTTCTTTTTGGTCGTTTATAACTCCAACAATACGAGTTCTAACCGGACCGTCTGCAGGGAGTAATTCTTTATAAGCTAAAGACTGAAACTGTGTAACTGCTTCTGCAAGCACAGGATGTGTTGCACCACTTGCACCTTGAAAAGGGTCTGATCTATTTTCGTATTTAAATCCTAGTAGGTCTAGACCTTTGGTATATGTATCTTCCCACTCGGACCTAGAGCCTTTGTATTCATCATAGCTGTTTTCTAAATCAGATGAAATTTCACCTAGTATGTCGTCTTCTAAAAATTCTGCTAAGTTAGCATCATGTTGTTGCGCAGCTTGTGCCGCCATTGTTGCTGGATCAAAATCTACTTCTGCTCCACCATCATCAGTCATTTGTATATCAACATCATCAGCACCTAATTCTCTTTCTGGTGTTTCAATTGCTACTTCTTCACCAGGTATAACCTGCTTTGGTACTTTAATTTGATCTTCTAGTGCTTTATCTATTGCCATTATCTACTCCTAAATAAACTTCCCATGCCGTCCGACATTGGTCCTTTTAGCGGTGGTATTGTACCACCTTTTGATTTTTTTGTCCTTGGTTTAAATGGTATAATATTATTTTTTGCTTTATTTCCTAATTTATCTAATTGTTTAAAATCTACTTGAGCTCCAATTATTTCTGTACCATCAAAAATTGGTTTTGGTGTTAAGTCACCCCCTAATCTTTCTATCTCAAGTAAGTCATCCATTCTGTCAACAGCGTTATCCATATATTCAAAATAATCATTAT